GAACAACAGTTGAATATTTAGAGAGATAATAATGAAAATTATATTTGATGTAGATGGAACTCTTATGGATATAGAACATAGGCGACACCATCTACAAAATGGTAATAACGATTGGGAAGCATTTAATAATGCAATGGAGCATGATGTTCCAAACTTTCCAATTATGCATATTGCATTTGACATGTCTAGACAAGGTCATGAGATTGTTGTGTGTTCTGCAAGAAATGAAAGACACAGAGAAATCACTGAAAAACAAATCAGAGATTGTGGTGTAAAGTTTGGTCATTGTTTCCTAAGGGAAGATGATGATTTTAGACCTGATGAGGTATTCAAGAAAGATGTTCTTGATGCTCTTATCGCTCAAGATTGGAAACCTGATCTTGTATTTGACGATCGTAATAGTGTTGTTGACATGTGGAGACGAAATGGTCTTGTATGTGTTCAAGTTGCAGAAGGAGATTTTTAATGGAACTATTAGCAGTTGCAATATTTGTCATGGCATCTATAGGAGTATTTACAGGATCTTACTTAGTATACCGAGACAAACAAATTGAATGGGAAAAAAGGAATAAGAAATGAAAGAAGAAGAAATATTTCTTAAGAGAGCTCGAGCATTAATAACTGCTGGAAAGAGAGCTAAAAATGTAGAATTTAAAAATTTGTGGTTCAATAAGCTTAAAGAATTAATGTATAATGAGCAAAGAAGAATCTCAGGAGAAGATGATAGTGGGACAATACACTGAAATTGTAGATCGGAGAAGAAAAATGATTAAAGCAGAAAAATGGGCAAAAGGAATTAAAACATTCCATGCTCATAGTCTAGATTCAATGTACTACGACCATGGTCGTAAAGATGGAAGTGTAATAGATATTGAATATAATAGTGGTTTAATTGAAAGGACAATTAAAGCTACTGGAGAAAAAGTATACTTTGGTACTAAATTAGAAGGAACAGAATTACTTAGAATATGGGAAAGACGAAATATTTCCTAGGCTTTGGCCGGTACGATGGACCTTTCGCGCAATATCGTGCGGACACTCCTTACGAACCATCGTATCGGCCATCTTTTTAATATGATAATATGATATATAAACAAACAAAAGTCACTTCAGAATTTATTAAACACAGAGATAAGCTAGCATTAGATTTATCTGGTGAGAATACAACCTTTAGAGCAGATTTTGAGTGGCCAGAATGGTATCTTGGTAAGGTAATTCCTAAAGAATCTTTACATGAAAGGTTTTATGGTTATTCATATGATACAACCCACCCTAGTTATGGAAAATGCGAATTTAAATATCTTGCAAAAACTGGTAAAGTACATATAGGTTTATTTACGCAGAGACAACAATTTGATAGTTTTATATTTTGGAATTGGGAGAAAAAATTCGGTGAATTATCAGAAGGAGATCTCATAGATTTTGAACTGATTGATGTGGTCCCTAGGAAGTTTGTATTACCTCTAATAGAGTATACAACATTTAATTATAATAAACATGTACAAACACTTAAAACTGTGGTATAATATACTCAAGGATTAATAATGGCAACTGCTACAGAAAAGAAAAGAATTAAAATGCGAGGTAACCGTAAGAGTATCGAAGATATTCATATGGGACCAGAGCCAAGTTATAATGAAAATAGTTCAATGACTTCATCGGATTGGATTCGAGGAGCAAATTGGTATAATTATTTTTGGAGTGCAAAGGATTTTCAAAAATGCATATTAACATATGTAGAAGAATTAGGATATACTAAAGAAGAAACAAATTCCCTCAAAAAACTAACAGATTGGGAACTTGGATCTAGAATTAAAACTATTATTAAGCTTACTGAAAGAGGTTTTGTCCATAAGCCCGAACAATTAGAAGCCGTTAATGAAGAAATTAAACTTAAAATCGATTTAGCAAAAACTCGAGTTGCAGAAATTAAAGACGCAAAAGCTTCTGCAAAACCCGTTATAACAATTCAACAAAGAATGAAACAAAAAATGTATAGCACAATTTATGAAGATTGGGATTTCGTTGTTGATGGTTGGATTGCTGGAGAATTTAATAGAACTATAGATACGTATGCATTATTTAAACAATACGATTTAAAAGGTGCAACTATAACAATGTTTGGAGATGTTGTTAGAGGCGAATATGATGTTGTATCAGACGCAGTCAATAAAACATGCGATCAAGCAGTTGAAGGTTATAGTCATATTACAACAGCGAATTTAAAGAAAATGATGAAAACTATGGAAGGTATATTCGCAGATCTTGATAGATTAAAAAATGCAGCAAAAGCTGCTCGTATTCCAAGAGCAAAAAAACCTAAGGCTTCTGATGCTCAAATTATAAAACTTAATTATTGTAATTCAGATATTACATCAAAATTACATTCTATTAATCCAGTGATGATTCCAGGAGCATCTCGTTTATATGTTTATAATATTAAAACGCGAAAGTATACAATGTATACATCAGATAGCACATCTGGATTTGAAGTTAGAGGTTCAACTCTATATAATTGGGATGAAAATAGTAAGATTACAACATTAAGGAAACCTGATGAAGTGTTACCATTAATTTTAAATAAAACTGCATTCCAGTTAGACAAATTATGGAAAACCTTTACCACTAAAATAAACAAACCAAACGGTCGAATTAACAAAGACTGTATATTATTAAGAGTAGAAAGATGAACAAAAAAACAGCAATAGATCCATTAGAACATAAAATTATGACTAAGAAACGGTTTAATGTTGCTGTAGAAATGTTTGTCAATAATCATAATATGTCATATCTAGATGCTATGACACATGTAATTGAAAGTAGAGGAATGGATTATTCTAACATTAAAAAGTTATTATCTCCATCTCTAAAAGCAAAACTCGAAGCAGAAGCTATCGAAAATAATTTAGTAAAATTAAAAAGAGGAAACAAACTACCAATATAATGGATCCTTTTGACTCTTATAAACTTTATAATTCTTTAAAACTCCATTTTGAGAATGATTCGTATGACGCATTTAAATATAACTTTAAATCAAATGTTACACCTAATTCATTCTTTAAAAGGAAAGACAAGTTTTTCTTTGCCAAGGTTGCAAAAAACCATGGTAAGGAATTAAAAATGTATTTTGTATCAAACTTTATAAATGATGTTCCATACATCGGTGATATGATTAATGATGAAGGCGAAAAGAACTTTATGAATATGAAAAAAATTCATGAAAGTCTCTCAAGAACCTTTGAAAATGATATAAATACTATTGCTGATTTGATCGATGGAGGCGAAACCTTTAATTCATTTTTTGAAAGCAAGGATAGTCAACATCCTCGAATCATCAAGATGTGGTTGGAAGAAGATATTACACTGGAAACAGTATGTATTCTAAATGCCATATTAGGGTTTGTAGTTCGTGAATCTAAAAATATTAGTGAGACCATTATGTGGCCGAATATAGTATTAAAGATCACGAAATACACCCCCTTCATTAACTTTGACCACGATAAGTCTGTCAATATAATGAGAAAAATTATACTATGAATATGAGTGAAATACTACAGAAAAGGTTAAGACCTTAATACAATGCAATACAACGGAGAAATAATATGTCTTTTGCAAACTTAAAGAGCTCGCGAAGCTCGTCTATCGACAAACTCGTACAAGCAGCGGAAGCTGTTTCATCAAAAGCAGAAACCAAATCCTACGCGGATGATCGTTTCTGGAAACCAACTCAAGATAAAGCCGGTAATGGTTACGCAGTAATCAGATTTTTACCTGCGAAAGAAGGTGAGGATTTACCTTGGGTTCGATATTGGGACCATGGCTTTAAAGGCCCGAATGGTTTATGGTATATCGAAAACTCGCTAACTTCTATCAATCAGCCTGATCCTGTTTCAGAAATGAATTCAGAATTATGGAATACTGGTCGAGATGAAGATAAGCAAACAGCTCGTGAGAGAAAACGTAGGTTACATCATGTATCTAATATTATGGTTGTTTCAGATTCTGCTAATCCACAGAATGAAGGAAAAGTTTTCCTTTATAAATTTGGTAAGAAGATCTTTGACAAAGTGATGGATATTATGCAACCTCAATTCGCTGACGAACAACCTATAAATCCTTTTGATTTTTGGGAAGGTGCTGATTTCAGAATTAAAATTCGCAAAGTAGAAGGTTGGACTAATTACGATAAGTCTGATTTTGCTACAACATCTGCCGTCTGTGATGGTGATGATGCGAGACTTGAAGAGCTTTATGGAAAACTCCATTCGCTTAACGAGTTTACTGATGCTGCCAATTACAAAACTTATGATGAGCTTAAAGCTAAAATGAATAGAGTACTTGGTATCACCGCTGGAGTTAGTATGGAAGCTACTGAAATGCCTTCTGCGCCTGCAGTCACAACAAATTTTGTTGAGTCTCCGGCTATTGAATCTGCCAGTGCAGGAGAAGAAGATACGTTAAGTTACTTCGCGAAACTCGCACAAGATAGTT